GGAGATTAAAGAAATTATGATTGAGAAACAGAAAACACTTGATAATAGCCAATTGAAAACGCTTGATGATATCGCAAGTTCGTATTGTGAATTAGAGTGTTCATTGTGTAATGGGGGGTGTAATGTGTGTAATACTTGTTATTGTGATTATTGTGAAATGGATAACTTTGTGAAATACCTTGCAGATAAGGTAGTAGTTAGAGAGATAATCAAATGATAACATCAATTACAGTACTTACCACGACGTTGATTATCGCACTCGGATTAATCGCCGTGTCAGCTGTGCTTCAAGTGATCGGGTATAACGATAATATCAGTCGTGACATTGACGACATGCTGAGTAAACTGTCCCATGCACTGAATACCTTCGCTATGATGATATTCCTGATAGGGTTCTTGTCTGTGGTCGTGGGGTGATAGGATAGGTAATAATATATACTTATAGAGATAATAATTATATGGAGTCATGTAAGACGTTCCTGAAACGGATGAGGGTGTAATGATGCACGCAGGACAAAGTAAGGAACGGGATGGCTCTAAAATTAGATTATCGGTGTAGGTATAAGGACATCGCTAGAAAACAAACCCACTCAGGCGCGCGTAACAAGATGGTGGCGGAAAAATAAGAACCCCTTGTCATGTTCCTTTGTTTGATCAACAGCCTACACTTATAATTTAATCAGACTCCCGTCGACCAATGGAAGGCCGCCGTCGTGCGCATATAATAACAGAAAGACGCTATACAGGTTCGATTCCTGTCGGGAGTATTGGTAGAAAATGACAGATACAATTGACAAAAAAGAACTTATCTTAAAGATAATGTCTCTCAAAAAGGATATTGAAGAGTGCGCCGAAGAAGTAGACGGGCCACACTGGAGAGCATACAGATCATCATATTATAGAGGGTATCTGGATGCTGTATCCGATATCATAAACAAGATATATGAAAAATAATCTCTCTTTTTCGACGAAAACATAATACATATATACCGCATATTAGTATACATGGGAGAGCCATATCAGCACGTGCTGACGTTACAGCGGTTAGGGACTTATCTCACTAACGACAGTAAACAGGTATTTTACACTCCCGAAGCTTTTACAAACACCGAATCATGGTCCGGTGTTCCCGTTATTTTCGCTGAGTCTGTCGCAGGTATGCCCATTAAACATCCTGACATGGATTTAGTTTCTACTCGTTCTCCTTTACCGGACGGATTTAGATATGTTGGCACTATCAACTCTGCCAGTATCGCGCCTACCGGTAATCCGAGGATGGACGGACACATCACATTCACCGACGACCAGATCGAACAACTCGCAAAACAGGGTAAACTCGCCCCATCTACCGGGTTCCGGTCTGATATCATGCCGGAAAATGGGAAGAATAGTTGGAAGATAACCGGTAACGTTAGACCAAACCATCTCCTTGTTTTTGAACAAGGAGCCTGCCCGAATTGTTACAGTAACGATAACGGCGCGATGTTTTTAAACGTGAAACAGGAGCCTATTATGGAACCCGAACCAGCAGATACAGAATCTAAAGGATGGCTCAAAGCCATTTACGAGAAACTCTGTAACACTAAACCAGATACAGAGTCTATCTCAAAACCAGAGGTAAAAATGGAAAATACCGTTAACCCGGAAATCTCTGCGCTTACCGCACAGATTGAAACCCTCAAAGCCGCGAACGTGGTTATTAGTGCCGAATATGAAGCACTGAAAGCCGAGACGCTCAAAGCACAGAGAGACAGTGAATGGACCGCACTTAAGAACACTCTGCCGCCGGCATGGATCGACGCAGAACACGAAGCCGAGACTCGCAACCTTGCAGAAACCAATCCGCTCGGATTTGCGCTTAAGCTGACTACGCACAATGCCAAAATCGGCAACGTGAAATCTGCCGAAGGGTCGTGCGCGTGCTCCGCTTCCGAGAGGGAAGTTATGATCGCGAACGTGAAAAAGCAGGAAGAAATTATTGGTTACAGACCACTGGAGGAATAAATAAATGGCTTATAATTTAGGAGAAATTCAGCCGGGAGCATATGTTATCAAAGCAACAGCCTCCGCGGCAATTACCAAAGGGTATTTCGTCGTTATCGCCCCGTCGGGGTCAACCCCAGCGGTTGCACTGTATGCAGGGGCTGAACCAACCGGAGTAATCGGTGTTGCACTCGACGCCGCAACCGCGGCAAATCAGGTTATCCGTGTTTGTATTGACGGTATGGTGGGTGTCAAATGCGACGCAACCGGAGTAGACGCACTTGACTTCGTTTCAAGTTCCGCAACCGGAACCGCTGAAGTTGCAGATATTGACGTAGATTATGTTCTCGGAATCGCTCTTGATGCGGGGGCCGCCAACGGTGTCGCACTGGTGAAACTTAATCAGATTACGGGAGTACTGAGCGCATAATGGCAGTTAATGGAGTTATTACACAGGATAAACTGAAGGATATCTTGTATCAGCGTCAGATTATCAATGACGTTCTTATCGCATCGCAGAGCTACGGCTCACTCATGAACCCGGCAATCATTAAACGTGTTGCTGTTAACGGGACTAAAGTCTCTCTCTCCACCATGGACGCGGTCACTATCGCAACCGACCTGAAAGAGTTCGAAGCGGCAAGCGTCCAGTCGCCCGACTACGGTTCGGTCGATGTTGACCTTTACGCGGACGAAATGCGCATTGCATTTTCAGACGAGGCACTGATGAACCCGACCATCGCTGACCCGATGGCACTCGCAAAGGCCAACGCGGCTGTCGGTTTTGCATACAAACTTGATTACAAGATCGGAACCGCTCTTAACCTTACCCCGACGGCTGGAACCACATGGGATTATGATGCGGCTTCGTTCCTCGATGCGGTCGCTGATGCAGTCGGTAAACTCGCCCCATACAGACTGACGGGTATTGCGTGCGGTGCTACGGCATATGGTCAGATCATGTCCTCCGTCAATTCCAGTGCTTTTAGAGTATCAGGAATGACCGTCCAGAACGGTATTAACATACTGCCGGGTTACAACGTCCCGATTATCATGTCCACTGTCCTCGACTCGATTGACTCCGATTCCATCTATTTCGTGTCCAACGAAGCTCCGGGTGCATATCTGTTCGAAGGTCAGTATAAGGCCCGTGTCTACGATGACCCGGACACCCGGTCGACCGTCCTGCAGGCAAACGTCTGGAACGCGGTTAAATCTAACATCCGCCAGACGTCGAGTAGCACGAACAAAGGCGTTGTTGAGACCACAATCGGATAATCTGGTTAAATAGGAGGTCTTTTTAATGGCTAATTTACCACGAGACAATATAAAGGGCGTTATGGGGAGTTTAGTGGATGCTATATCCCCTCAAAACGTTTTTCCGTATCGCACTTCGTTATCGCGCACGGTCAACGCCGGTGTGTTTGCTGTATCGGTAATTACGATACCCGCGGGTAACCCGTGGTTATGTCATGTGTATGGCTCATCTGATGAGGTCACATATGCTATCTACAAAACGCCGACGTTTACCGGGGGAACGGACTCGAAGATTTACCACGCAGATCTGTCTAAAACTGGACTGGCCGCGGGGACGCTCAAGAGGGATGTAACTACCACGGCTGACGGCACGCTGAAATTTGTCGGGTCGAAGGAGTTCACCGTTATGTTCGAGGCGGGATCTGTCTACCTCATAAAAATAACAAATCCAACCGCTGGAAACGTAACTATTCTGACCGACGTAAGCATAAGGACGTGATTATCTTGATTGATTATGACACGGGGTCATATGATGCGGACGGTGTTGTATCGTCAGGATTCGCTGAAGTAATCCAGTTAATGCCGCTTATCACGCCATATACATTAACCGATGACACCACTAGCGGCGCATATTACGGATATGCACATAATCGTGTGTATCTCGACGCTCCGGGTATAACGGGCGATGATGTTACGTTTGCCATCTGTTGGTATATTGCATACATGATGTCTGGTACAACCGGGCTGCGAGCGATCACATCCGAAAAAATAGGTAATTCTGCATGGGGTTATGGAGCAACGACTGACCATGACGGGTATCTGGCAGAATATGAGTCAGTAATATCGAAATATACGAACAATGATATAGCTTCGGTTTGTGCAACTGGAGTTATCCACGAGGACGCCGAAGAATGTTCTTCTGACGTCATACCCTACTGGGGGTTATGTAATGACTGATGAATATAATACGCAAACCCCTAATAGGTCACGATCGTTTGAAGAGAATGTGATTGACAGATTAGGGCGCATTGAAACGAGGATAGATTATATAGAGTCCAATATCCAGGCCTGTTCGGCGGATAAAAAGCAGGTGAGTAACATATTTGTGGCGGCGGTATGCTCTACATTATCAGCCATCGTTGCCGCATTGGTATGTTATATCATCGGGTTTGGACCCCTCTAAAATATGGGTGTGAGTATGATGTTTTACCCCACCAGCCAAATGACAATGGATTATAGACGCGCCACAGAGCCACGCCACGCGGTTTTAAGACGCTTTAATCTCATGGAGGTATAAACATGGCATCATACCCTATTGCCGGGCTCCTGAACCAGTATGTAATTGTGACCCCGTTCGTGTCTCGTGTAGACGGTGACGCTACATACGGTACACCCGTAACGCATGCATGCCGGATCGATTACACTATCAAACGGACACTTAATGCAACGGGGGCAGAGGTCACGTCTACCGCCACCGTGTTCATCGCGGCGTTAATCGGCAAAGAGGACAAAATCACGTTCCCCGACGGCACGATAAAAACACCCATTGGTGTAAACTATGGTTACGATCGTGCCGGCGTATTTGGGCACTCGGAGGTTATGGTATGACTGGACTTACAACCGTTACGAAAAAAGATACCGGGATGTATATCGCGAACGTTGAGGCTCTCACCGCGAAACTCGATAACTATACTGATGACATGCTTGATAAAGTGATTCAGGGTCTCAAAGAATGCGGTGGGGAACTATCAGCGGAAGCGGTCAAACTGACCCCGGTAGACGTCGGAGAAATGCGCGCTCGGTCGTTTGTATCTGACGTCTACGTAAACGCAGAAGGAAACCTCGAAATAGCGGTAGGGTTTGAAAAACACGGAGCCGAAACGGGAACAGTTAACCCCAAATCAAAAGGTGTATTATATGCCGTCCCTCTGCATGAACGCACGAATGTTAGGCATAAGGTAGGGCAGGCAAAGTTCCTCGAAACCGCTCGGAACAACTTTGAACGTGAGTTTTTAGAGTCGATGAGAGAATACTGCAAAGAGGCAAAGCCATGAGCGTAGGCGACGACATGAAATCATTGCTGACAACTGCGGGAGTGACAGCTAACAAGAACTATCTTGATATGTCGGTTCAGAACGCAGTTGCCGTTATGGAAACCGGCGGGTTTAGCCCGATAAAATGTCACGGAGGGCCTACAACCACTACAACATTTGACCGTCCATCGTTTCAAATCCTCGTGCACAATGCATCAAAAGCGAGTGCGAACACGGTTATTGACACCATCGTAACCGCGCTCGATAACCGGGCAAACGAATCAATCAACGGACATTTCTATCAGTCCGTTCGGATGAGCACGCCGCCGTATTATTTAGGTCTGGTTCAGACTGCGGCTGGCGAAACAAACGAGTATTCAATTAATTTTGTTACTCAGAAAAACAGGTAATTTATCATGGGAAGCATTGGAAAAACTAGTACATTACTGAGCACAACCGTTTCAGCTCTCGGAACTGTGCTCACGATTGGCGACTATTCGTTTAGTCGCGGCGACATCGAAGATACCGCATACGGGTCTGGACTCTGGAGAACATTCATCGCCGGTCTTATCGACGGCGGGTCTATCCCGTTTACCATCGCGCAGGCAAAAGCAGAGACAGGTATTGAAACTCTTGAAGGTCTGTTTGCGGCTGGCACGTCGGAGACATGGACGCTTACATTCCCCGACGCATCCAAATGGGTGTTCACCGGGTTTGTCAACAGCATCGGCGGAAGTCAGCCTATTGATGGACTTGTGACTATATCATTCGGAATCCGTATCGACGGTAAGACTCCACCCGCATACACGGCAGGAACCCCATAATGAAACTTGTGACAATTAAGGATGTGGAGTATAAAATACTCCCCTCTTTAAAAAATATGTGTCTTATCGAAGATGATATGCCGGGCTATAATCTGGCGTTAGGTGTGCCGGCCGATAAAGCAAATCTGCACTTTATGACGTCGTGTATTAAACGGTGTATTGTGACGATGGACGGCAAACCACTGCCGAAAGAGGTTTTTGAGGACCTTTACACCCGTGATACCGACGAGGAATTTAACCAGATTTTCCTTTCGGTGTTTACTGAGATGTATAAACTTCCTCCGAAGGACGAAACGGCAAAAAACTAAAACCGTTTTCCGGCGGTAATTTACATGATTACTGGGACACACTTGTTACGAGCGGACTATTTGACGACCCCATACAGGTAGGTAGATACACATTATATCAGATATCTTTGATTGTCAGAGGCAAACACGCGAGAGACCGCCGGAATGATATGTATCACGGGAACATTGTAGCTATGCTGTATAATATCAATCGCGCAAAAGGTAAAGACCCGATAACGTGGAAAGATGTCTACCCAGAGGAAGTTCAGGAAATCCGGGAACAGTCGGTAAATGAAATGCAGGAAATAGCCAAAGCAATCACAAAAGCATTAGGGGGCACGATTACGGAATGTCGTTAGACGTTGGTACATTAAACGCATATTTAAAACTGGACTCGACCCAGTTCACCGCGGCATTACTCGCGGCACAAGCTAAAACTCAAGAGTTTTCAGCGAGTATCGTTGCATCCGGCAAAGTAGTTTCATCGTTCGGGTCTAAGTTGATGATAGGCGTTACCGCCCCTCTAACTATCATGGGAGCGCTTGCTGTTAAGACCGCGGCGTCATTCGATGACTCGATGAGACAGGTTCAAGCCGTCACAGGTGCGACCGGCGAACAGTTCGACATGCTCAGGCAACAGGCTATAGATCTGGGTGCGTCTACTGCTTGGTCTGCGTCAGAGTCCGCAGATGCAATGCGGTATCTTGGTATGGCAGGGCTTACCGTCAATGAAGTTTACGAAGCCACACCGCAGATGTTATCTCTTGCATCCGCCGGTATGCTTGATCTTGGAACAGCCGCCGATATAGCAACCAATGTATTATCCGGGTTCGGTCTGACAGTTGCAGATTTAGCGCACGTATCCGATATACTCGCGCAAGCATCTTCAACGTCTAATACATCTGTGGAACAGTTAGGATCCGCAATGGCTTATGTGGGTCCAGTGGCATCCTCCGCCAGTCAATCCATTGAGATGACGACCGCCGCGATCCAGATTATGAGCAACGCCGGTATTCAAGGCACGATGGCAGGAACGGCGTTACGAGGCGCACTGACCGGGTTGTTATCTCCCACGAAAGAAGCCACGGATATCCTTGCTTCATACGGCATAACCGCCGCAGAAGTCAATCCAGAAGTGCACTCATTGTCTGAAATTGTAGACGTTCTCGGCACTGCTGGATTATCAACTGCAGACGCTATGGTTATCTTTGGAGACCGTGCGGGCCCGGGTATGTTGACACTGCTTGCCGCTGGGAGTCAGACGATCGACGAATACACCGCCGCGCTTGAAGATTGTGACGGTGCCGCCCAGACAGCGGCGGAAACCATGGAAGGCGGTTTAGGGGCTTCGTTTAGAGAGTTAGAAGGGAAAATTGAAACATTATCTATTACATTTGGTGACCTGTTAGCCGATGCTCTTATGCCGGTTATTGTGGCAATAGGGGATATGGCGGATTGGTTATCCAGTCTCGACGAAGGCACACAGCGGGTTATTGTGGTTACTGCTCTATTCGCCGCGGGGTTAGGTCCCGCGTTATGGGCGGTGGGTTCCTTGGCGTCGGGAGTAGGCGCGCTGATTACTGTGTATGGAGCATATCAAGCGTCAACGATCGCCGCAACCATTGCGACAAAAGGCTTAACCGTCGCGATAATGACAAACCCTGTTGGGCTTGCGGTTGTCGGTGTTGCGGCACTTGCCGCCGCGTTATTGCCTCTGATATTACGCACGGATGACGCGAAAGTATCTCAGGTGGAGTATAATAAAGCACTTACCGATACACCGAACGTCACCAAAGTTGCAGACGATGAGTTAAATACCTATATTGAGACCCTCATCAAGGCACGGGATGAAACACAGGCTATTATTGATGTCCTTGAAGGTAATAAAACAGCAAATGACAATTTAACCCATTCAGTCCGTGAGCAAACCGACGCGCTTAGATATCTTAGTGATAATCAGAAAGCCGTGGTTGCGTCAAACCTTGAGTTAAAACTCGCCGAAGAGGACGCCGCTATTGCCATATACATGACGGAGCAGGCGACAAGGTCTCTCGCGTCCGGGGCAAAAACCGCATACGACGAAGCGACTAAATCAGTCACTGCCCACAAAAAAGAGGTGTCTAATTTACAGTCTGAATACGACGACCTTAAAGACACCATCGACCGTGCGCTTGGCATCGACAAAGAAATCGAAGTGGCAGACCGTTCTGTAGAACGTGCCGATATCAGTCTGATACGAGCGAAACGGGATTTAGACAATATCCGCAAAGAGATTGAAGAAGCGCGTAGTTCGGGGTCTACCGATGATATTGCGGGCTTGCTCCTCCGTGAACGGTCGGCAGTACTCGATGTAGCCGATGCAGAAGATCGTTACGAAGAAGCACTCGCCAAAGCGTCAACAGTGCAGGCGGACAAGGTAGATATCGAAAAGAAACTTAACGGGGAAAGTATCAGCAGTGCTCAGGACAGATTAGAGAGTCTCGCCACTCAGCTCAAAACCGAACAGATTGACCTTGAGAACGCACTCGCGGCGCAGGAAGAAGCGCAGGTAGCCCATGAGAATCTGATGAATCAGATAGATACTGATGCGCTCGCTACAAAGTCCGCAAACTGGGCGACGTATGTGAAGTATGTCGCCGATAATCCCGCGATAGCCGCGACGTATCATGTGGAATACGACGCTAACGGCAATGCTATTGGCGGATTACCTCAGATACCTACTGTCACGGAAGTAACGACACCAACATATGCATCATTACCAACATATAACACGTTACCTACAGACGGATTGCCGAGTATTACACAGGGGTCTATGTCGGGTGTAATAGGGGGAGAGACCGCACAGACAGGTCAGCCAGTAGTAACCAACAATCCGACGGTTATAGTTAACGCGCAGACCAACGCAGACCCGAACGAGATTGCTATAGTGGCAACTCGGGAAGCGCGCAGGTTATACACTGGGGGGTATGGTATATGACCACTTTAAACCAACCATACGGTATGATAGGTTCAAACGGCAAACTGTTACAGTTTGACGGGGTTAAATATAGTCTACTCGTTGACGGGTTAACTGGATTATCTCATTATCCCGTGTCCCACGACTCTACCGCGACCCCTGGGATGATAGGCGAATTGTATCATACCTCGACGATAGGCAAGCGATTATTGTCGTTTGTTCTGATGGTTTACGGTGCAAATCGTGCCGAACTTGAGACTAACAGAAGCGCGTTTATCACGGCAATTAATCCTATTTACGGCAAAAGCGCATTGCTTTGGAAACGCGCTGATGGAATTATCGTTAAGCTTGAGGTTATTCCTGATGATGGGACCCCGTCGTTTAGAAACGATGTCTTAGATAATGCCACGTCATGGAAGGGATACTGCGATTTTATCGCGTTTGACCCGTGTTATTATGATGAAAATGAGGTGGAAGCCAATGTAATGGGGTATATTGGCGGGTTTACGTTACCGTTTACCGTGCCGTTTACTCTCGGAACCGCTGACGACCTCGCGTCACTCTACAACACTGGCGATACTCCGACGCCATGTATCATTACGCTGACCGGGATGATGGAGAACCCGATCGTTACGAACATTACCACGGGCGAATTTATCTCGGTGAAACAGACGGTAGCGGACACGGAAACGCTTATTATCAATACGAAGTATGGTAGTAAATCAGTTACTTTGATTGATTCGGACGACGTAGAAACAAACGCGTTAAACTATGTGACAAGCACGAGCAAGTTTTTCCAGCTTGTTCCGGGACTTAACACAATTAGGTTTACCGCAACAACTCAGGGGATTAATGCGAGTGGTAAACTTGTGTATAATCCTAGGTGGATATCATTATGACAACACTTAAAACAATGTATGATGGCGTGGCCGGTTCGCCAGAAACTATTATAACCGTCCAGTATGTAGCGGGGGTATCTCCAACCATCACGGTTGAAGACGCATCCGTTTTACCGGACGCCCCTAACCGGGTTGTATTGCAGAGATCATCGGATTCGGCGTTTGTAACCGTCTTTTACGGCACTCGTGTGGCTAATATATTGGGTTCCCTGACACCCGAAGCAGGTTTTACTGGGACTTTCCCGGTAGGCTCAACCGCGGCGCGCAGGTTTACCGAAGGAGACCATAAAGAACTTAGAGATAATATCACTACTCTCAACTCTGATAAATTAGACATCGCACAAGGCGCAGGCAATGCATCTAAGATAGTTGTAACCAATGCATCTGGGAATGTGACCACTCTCGCGAAAAAGACCGCGTTTAATTCCGACCTTGCCACTGAAAAGCCTCTTATGGATGGTAATGCGGAAGTAGGAACGTCTATCAAGGTTGCGAAAGAGGACCACAGACACCCAAGAGATTCTGTATTGCAGAGTCAGATTGACTTTATAAACACCCTTAATTCACCGATCATCGGCGTGCAGTGGGATACCACTTCGACCAATCCTGTTCTGACCCGCATAGATGTTGCTGGAAATGCTCTTGGATCAATGACAACTGCCGATTTTGACAAGCACATCTTGTTTGGCGGTCGGTGGCGGTGCGTGAGGAATAGGACAACGGGAAAATACACGTTTGGTACAAATGCTCGTGGAGATGGTCTCACGCTTGATGGGACAGCTGGCGATGTAACAGTCAGAGAACCCGTCGCCTATGTGAAAGCAGATTATGATGTTGCCGGGACAGGAATTGCCAGGTATTGGGTGTCTCCGCGTCCGGCAGCAGGATTTGTCGTCCACCCATTCTGGATGCAACGCAACAACGGTATTGCATCTCCGGTTGCCTATTCTGGCGCGTATGAATCGTATGGATATCTCGACGGGAGCACATTTAAAATCGGCTCAGCATCTGGGAAACAGCCGATTACGGGCGGGGTTGCATACCCAGACCTGCCGAACTCTGGTAGGTTTAACATATCGGATGCGGAAACCTATGCCAATAATATCACAGGGACAATTCGGAGCGGCATCGAAAACATCTGGAATTATTCTGCATCTCAGTTGCTGATGTACATCGAGTTTGGCACGTTCGATCTTCAGACGGCACTCGGGAAAGGCATTGTTGACCTTGAGTCTGGAACTGATTTCGCCGGGAAGCTTACCGGCGCGGATGACATAGACTCGCGCCTGGCGGAAAATGGGACCGGCACGGGGTCAGGTGTAGATGGGCAGACTCCTATCTGCTGGCGTGGAAAAGAAAATCCGTGGGGCAACTGTTACAAGTTTAATATCGGTGCGAACGTTTACGTAGACGGCTCGGTCAGACTGCTTAAGCGTGATGGTACTGGCACTCCCGCGGCGACACTTGCGGCAGGGTCGTATGATACTGTTACTGGTCCAATTGCATTGACGTCAGGATATATCTCGGCAACATTGCAGGACGATGTGTCCAACATCGCATTTTTGCCGGCATCGGTTGCGGGGGGTGGGTCAGCGTATTATCTCTGTGATTATTATTCTGTAGTAACGGCAAACGGAAACATCCTGCGTGCGGGGGGCTATTGGAACGCTGGGCTGGCTGCGGGTCCCGGTTATCGTTCTGCGGATAGCGCGCCTTCGGCTTCCTATCGTACTATCTCCGCCCGCCTCGAGTTTTATCCAGAAGGAGGTGAAGTGTAATGATAGTCCAATCGTGCGAATACCCCGAAACAATACGGATTGATGTCATCAAAAACGGAGCCGCCAGATTATTATGTAGGTGGGACGTCCGAGAGATTGAGGTAAAAACAGACGATGAATCGCACACAGAATACGCGTATCAGGAAGAAGTCATTTGGTGGGCGTTGCCACTCAGAGAACACGTTGAGCGGGTCAATGGTCGGCAGGTCATCACTGATGTAGGACGTCAGTATATCGCAGACCACGCGGACGAGATCACTGAGTGGGCTATGACGGCGGGAGTTTGACACCCTAAATGCCTCTTGATTACGATACTGATAGATACGATGTTGGTGGATTTTCCACCACCCGCACATTACCTATACCACACCTTCTCGATTACGATACGGATAGTTATGATGCTGGTGGATTTTCCACCACGCCGACCCCTATATTACCCTCATCATATCTAATCACCGCGCCAGAAATCCGTATATGTGACGAGAATTATATCCCGCGGATTGTCCTTGACGGATACAAAAATCTAACTTATACAGAACGACACAGAAACAGGGATTCATGGAGCTTTGAAGTATCCCGGCAATCTAACTATGCACAATACCTCATCAAAGGACGAATTATACATTACGTTACTGGTGATTCTGTATATGCTTTGATTATCAAACAGATAGACGCAACCAAGGATACTATCACGGTATCCGGCAACGAATACGCAGACGATTTATTATCCGCGAGGATTGCGCTTGTAGGCGTCCATGCCGGAGATGGCACGGACACAATACAGGATACCGCGGAAACCGCGTTTCGGCACTATGTCAACGGCAATATCATAGAAGCTACAGACACATATAGGCGTGACCCATTTCTGACTCTGGAACCTATAGATTATGGACGCGGCGAAACCGTGACGATATCAGCAAGATTCGATAATTTGCTTGACCTTTGCGAATCCATCGGGTCACTTGGAGGTATCGGGTGGCGGTCTGTAGTTGTAGACGACGACACAAAAGCGTGGGGTTGGTCTATCGTTATGTCCGTCGTTGAAGGAACCGATAAAGGGGAGGTAGTATAATGAGCTGGGTTATTTTAAGTGAAGAGATGGGCACTGCGGTATTATCCCGGTTCGTTGATACTATCCCGGAATGCACGGTGGCGGTCGTTGGAGGTCAGGGAGAAGCCGCGTTACGAACCATACAGTATGTTGGTGATACAACCCTAACCGGGATTGGACGGCGGGAAGTATTCGTAGACGCGAGACACGCCAATACGCCAGACCTTCTGACGACAGCGGGAGAAAAAGAGATCGCGGCGAATGTAGGGACCGTTATCGAAATGCGGTTTGCGGACTCATTAGGATGTGTCTACGGTGAAGATTTTAATCTTGGAGATATCGTCACGGTCGACGCGGATATATATGGGAAATATGATATCGAAGTTGTTTCAGCCGAAATCTACTATACTGCAAACAAGAGAGATATTATTATAGTCCTTGGGAGTGAATCTACTAATATAGTCCGAATGATTAAGGACGTATCAAAGAACAATCCAGTATTACGGGTGTAAATTATGGTAGTTAAATCAGGATTTTTTAGTGATGGATCAAGTTATAATCAAGCAGATTTTAACGCGTTCCTTCTCGATTCGATTGGATCGGGGTATGTATTAGGATATGGAAATGAGTTAAGAGTATCGGCAAACACACCGGCTAATATGGGTGTGCATGTTAAGACCGGACGGTGTTACATACAAGGGTATTACGGGTGGATTACTGCCAACGAAGCGTTGACCGTGCCGACTGCTGACGCCACAAACCCGCGTATTGATAGGGTAGTTGCACGGCTGAGTGTATCCGTCAATCAGTCCGTTACGTTCGCTGTATTGACCGGCACTCCAGCGACGACACCGACAGCGCCGGCACTTACCCGGACGTCCGAGACTTATGAGATATCATTAGCACAGATAGCCGTTGGCGCAGGGGTAACATCTATCGGCGCGGGAGATATCACCGACGAACGCGCGGACGCTACTGTATGTGGTGTTGCAGGCGTAAAACATTCGTGGAGTTATTTAAATAATGTTGTAATAGACGTTTCAGGGATGACGGTGGACGCCGGTGTAAATGACCGTGACCCCGTCTATTTCAACGGAACAAAATGGGTTGTTGCCACATCTGGCGCGGTTGGATTTTACGACGAAGCAAACGCCGCTGTAATCACTGCGGGATATTTAGATGGGTTTACGGGACTAACACCGGGCGCGATTGTCGGGAATAGAGGTGTGGCACTTACAACGACTGAAATCGTGGTTTTGGATTCGCCAATTAATAATAGCGGGGTTAAGCAAGTTGGCGCGATTACAGGGACATTAACTGGGAGCGCATCTAAATTTAATGGGGATACACCCGCGGAATATGCCGCAAAACTCAAATGTGTAATAAACTCCACTCAACCATCAACAGATTATTATACATATCATACAACTAACATAAACCCACTACTATTTCCAGCCCCATTAAAAAGCAATACTAGTGTTAATGTATATAGTCAAACAAATAGTAATTCTGTAGGGTATATTGATGCTACTGGTTTACACCACTCACTGTTATCATGGGATGTTGGGCCGCGTACTGTAACTATACCTGCGGGAGCTATAGGTATTGTGGGAATGACCGGCAACGGTGTTTATCTCAACATGTATTTTACATTCACGGTATGATGATGTCAAATATCTAATAAAAAAGATTTAGAGGATTATTCCTCTATTTTTTCAACTGAGTATGTCACGGTCTCTTTTACGTCGATGTCAACGTATGGCAACGAGTTTGATTTGCTACCAGTCATAACATCGAGTTCGGTCAACCCAACCTCGTAGTGGTTCAGTGCATCCTGTTTATACCGGTCTTTGTCACAGTCTGGGATATCAACTGATTTATAAACAAACTTCCCGCCTGTAAATATGAGGTCCGGGTTAAGCTCAATGATACGGTCGATGATAACCCTCCGCATTTCCCTGGTCTTGCGGTTAACCTGTAACCGGTATTCCCCGATACTCTGCGCTCCGTTCGCTGACTTGATATACGCCTCCTTCTGGATTTCAAGGGAACTGATTTTCGCGGTAATGGTCTTAAGCTGGTCGTTGAGCTGGGTTAGTTGTGAGTCTATCTTGTAGACTCGCTCGTATGGGTTTTCTTCAAGTTCAATCATTCTTCTTTTTCCTCCGCGATAATAATATCTGGTTGTGCTTTTGCTCTCATCTCGTTTCGTTTTGCTTGTTCGGTGTCTGCGTCTATGATTTGGTTCATGGTTTTAGTCCTCGTGCTGTTTTTTTGAGAGGTTTTTAACAATTTGGATATATTTGGTAAAGCTCGCATCTAAATTAACTATTACAGAAAATACCGATTCAACTTCTTTAAGATCGTCGGTGTTCATATGCCCACAAATACGCGCCCCGTTGATAAGACCTATCATATATGAGTATTCCTCATCACTCATTGGTCGTGTTGCTCGTCCAACAGTGCGCATTTCGGCTTCAAATCCTTTTGCAAATGTTTCAGATATCATTGTTTTCTCCGTGCTCCTGTCACGCATGACGGGGAGCATTCCGGGAAAATATAAAAAATTTAGAATTTCCCGAGTTCTATACTTTCCCAGTTCCCCTGATCGATAACTCTATTTACATTGAATGAATGGTATCTTACTACAATGTAGATTTTTTGTTCTCCAAGTTCTGGGTGTTCGTTGTCAATACCAGTAACATCTAAAGAAACCATTGTATTATCATAACTTGTGTTCTTTACTGTGAATCCTTTTGCCGAGTATTTTTCTGCAAGTTCTTTCCCTTTTTCCTGTTGAAGTTTTGTCATTTTAGTTTCTCCATGTAGTTTGTCTTACTACATATACTCTATTAGCTCTTAAAGTATATATACTTATCTAAATCAATGGATTAAATTATAAGATTTTAATATTTGTTTATAATCAAGAGTTAGAAAGTATTCTGCGCTCAAATTGAGCCGCGTTTGTCTAAATACCTTAGTATATCTATTATATTATATATATATATATTATTATATATAATAATAAGAGTGTGTATTACTGTGGGGTTGTGAGGTGTCCGAACCACTCGTGCACAGTCCCACAGACGCGGGTGTAGTAAAAAGTTAGAATTTAATATTTTTGGAAAAAATCTAAGGCTATACTAAACTCCAATCGTCCAACGGAGCTTAGTATGGGCTTGCCTTATTTTCTAATACCCTATTGTTTTTTATTATTTTTTATTATAATTAAATAATTTAAGAGGATGGGTGAAAATGGGATTATTTTTTGATCGTGCGCCTTGATAGTTCCTCCGTGATATTATTGTATGTCTTTTTCCATACCGGGGCGTCTATGGCTGGATTTCCTAAGTTATCGTTTTCCATATGCTCCTCGATGTCCTGTTTAATTACTGCCAGTGTATTATTTGATAAGTGTTTTATATGCTCATTGATAATCCCGCATACAGTATGCGGCGCATAGGTCATACGCCCTATCGCATACCGTTCTGCGTAAGTCAAAACCTCCTCGAAGTCAAACTTTGAGAGGGTTACAGTTTCGCCAGTGGTTTTCATTTCTCCACCCACATCTTACACTTCGCCCCCGCGGATACGCTCATAGGCACGCTGGCGCGTTTTACGACACTTTGGTTGTTAGATGACTCTCTGATACGACAGCCGCCATAAAACGCGCTGTAGTGCTTACACGTGGCGCACGTGTCACTATAGATATACACGCCGCTTTCTGATATGTACTGCTTGCGTTTAGGGTTGACCCTCAGCGGATCGTTTGGGTATGGTAATGATGTCGCCGTAACCGCCTCTTGACGTGCTATACTAGCCGCGTTGCGGTTAGCTCGGGCATTTACTTTGGTCTCTTTTGCCCGTTTGTTGTAACATGCTTTACAAATCTTTCTATATCCAAGTTTCGTGTATGAGTCCCTCGGAAATTCGTTAAGCGGTTTCAGTTCGCCGCATTTGATACAGCGGTGTAGGGTCTTGAGGTTTGGTATGGTTGGTTCTGTCATGATTATGTCTCCTTCTTGATACGTTCTATTTCTTTTTCATACTTCGATTTATGGGTTTTTCGTTGAGATTCATACATACATTCTTTCGAACAAAATCTTGGTAACCATCCCCGGTGATCATAATCATAGTCTACCTGCGATTTACGACGCCTAAACTCGGTTCCGCATATCTCACAAGTAAATAATTCAAACTGTGCACCATATCCACCAACTCTAGGACAAGTTGGTTTGATTACACAGTCCCAATATTTCCTATAGGTATCTATACATTCCGTTCGGTGTAATCTATAATATGATTTGCAGTATTCTCCACGGCATGATTTACAATAAAATTGTAATCCATCTTTCCTTGATTTATCAGCATAAAATTCGCTCAGCGGCAATTCTCGCCCGCATTTAGTGCATACTTTCGTTAACTCGTCTGTCATTTTTTGTTTGCTCCATGTCATCTTAACTAAAAGATAACATACTATAGTTATACCCTTAAGTATATATACTTTACTTAATTATATTACTGATTTAAAAAAGGAGAGTTGTGTTAGTCAGCATCTAAATCTATCATACCATACCCTCCGCTCGTTTCGTGAGCCATGTGTAATATTTCCGTTGCCAGTATGGGATGTCTACCGGCATACTAAACAGTTTGCAGAGATACCACCATAGGATGCGTTCGGTCGGTGTCTGCCATTCTGCCGCAAGGATACTCATATCGTCCGCCGGCTGACCTACCGCGTGCAGGAGTTCGTGCCAGATACGGAGGAAGATAACCTCGTCTGTGTCCTCTTCTCTTACTCTGATACTCGCACGCATATAATATGCGCCACCGAGAGCCAGAGCGGGGATGATATCATCAAAGATATAAACATCTCCTTCGTGTATCGGCATGGGAAACCCGTTCCAATTCGGATCTGATGCATCGCCTATTGATACGTCGGGAGTAACCCACGCCGTTCTAGAATCAGTGCGTAAATCAAAAAACGAGGGGATGTTTGGTTTAATCCTAACTACCATTTTCCAGAGTTCCGCTGTTTTACAATAGACGCTAAAGGCTGGCATAGTTTAGTTTGCTATGGCAATGACCGGCGCGCCGACTGCGTGATTACATGCGGCATATACACTCGCGGCCGACATGAGTGAGAATCTACCGTATGACACGAACACACATTTACAGTTGGTCTGCGGGTTTCTGTCGTGATCTTCAAAGATAAATCCGTATTCGGGGATCTTTTGAGATTCCAGAATATCCACATTATACCTAACCCCGCGCTCATTAAAAACTGCCCCACCTTCTTTGAGCTGTTTGACCATCTCATTGTATGTGGCGTCGTCCATCTTCCAAGTCTTTGCAGGCACTATCTCATTTGTAATAAGTGCTTCCTGTTCCTTATCCATGGGGACGTCGGATGAATAAAATTTAATAATGTTCTTCGTAAGGTCAATACCCGCAGTAATTGCAGTTTCGCTGGCGGCAATGGTCTTATCTTTGTTTTTCTTCTGATATTCCTGAATAACATTCCCGATAGCGAGAATTAATGCAATAATACCAGCGGCGATAGTAGACATCGTCGTCGGGTCAAAAAGTGTTTCCATGAAGGTATATTACCTCCGTGGATGCTTAATAGTTTCGTCCGTGATTTACAATGTGGGACAATACGAACCGGTAATCTTTTGGCATCTCGTGCCGTGGTAACGTCACATCGACGTTTAACCCGTAGATGTAAAATCGTTTGGTTACATCATTCTCAATCGGATATGCTCCGTTGGGTTCGGTGGAATAAATCATTTGGTCACCTCCTATCATTTTTTCAATTGTTTTTGTTCTCCGGTTCTTACCATGACCGTAGGGTCTGTCAACGGTATCTGGTAGACGTTTAGCGGGTGTCCGCGCTTCGAGTTGTCTTGCACACATTCGACCCCGCAATCTTCCAAATAATCATTTATCATCTTCCAATCGTTAGAACTTACGTTAATACCATTGCGCTTAATCTCTTCCCGTGTTACGGACATGTTCCCTCCAACGTGAAGTAAATTGTATATCGCTTCTCCCTGCCGAACTATCCGCGGTGGATACGTCTGGCGTTCGGCCTCATATTTTTTCATGACCTTATTAGACTTGCCAGCGATCTCAAGAGCATCTGACATGGCATCTTGGGTTATAATAACTCCGTTGTTTTTGATACTGGATACCGTCTGCATGGATTTATACGGTTGGTTTAGTAAGGATAACACAATAGCCAATCGTTTTGCTTTGTCAAGGTGACGGGTCTGCAGAGTTTTTTCAATGATATCCTCACACTCAAGGGTTTTCTTTTGCTGTCCGCGGTCAAGTTCTCTGAGATTGAGCTTTCCGGGTTCCAGACTGCATTTAACCGGTGTCTTAAGTGGTGCGTTATAATCGCTTAACTTGATATGCTCCGCGCCTTCCATTCGGTTAACAAAGTTCCCCCCGAGAAATAGCACGTCAGCGATACGATCAAACACACGGTAAGGGAGTTTAGTATCCTTAAGCTGATAATCCACTATCGCTTCCGGGATATAAAAAAACATATACCGGGACATATCGCCAGACTCAAAGTTTTCTTCGCAAAGTATTTCGCTCATCTGGTTGTGTGTTCCAAAGCCTAACAAGGTCAACGCCGGGCGGATAATTATCTGTTCCCGGTCAGTTTCATTTTTGGGTGTGTTGCGTTTGTCCTTGGAGTACTTTTTGGGTCTCATCGACATATCAGACAGGGTATAAGCTTTTGTCAGCGCGACAAGAGCAGTTTTCCCGATGATGTCAGATGCGAGGTTGGCGAGTGTCCTTCCAAACTCGTCCACGCACATAATAGCTTGTGGTTGCGACACAATCGCCGAATGCACACCAGCATCAGACGAAAAACTCGACCCGTTCATAATCAACTCGGGACAGTGGATATCATCACCCCATCGTGTGATGATCTTTTCAAGGTCAGCTTTCCCAGACCCTGACGCGCCGAACACAACGACATACACATTCGAATATGACCCGTCAAACACAAAGTTCCTTGAACATATTCCAGCTCCAAACACAAGTGCCGATAAATACGCGCTGATACGATGCGGGCGGTATGCGTTCTCTAAGAAATTGTTAGCGAGGTCTGCAAGGACGCCGTGTAATACTGGTAACCCCTCCAAAACAAACTCGTCATTCTGGGTTGCCATAGTTTATTTCTCCGTCTTTTTAGATTTGAAATATTCCCAAAGACAGGTTTCAATACAAGCAGACCGGGAATAAATACCGCGCTCTGCATCTATCATCTCAATGATCTCGTCACTGAGCGATACCGAATAGTTATCTTTCCTACTACCCATAACATAGTATTAGGTTCTAATAGTATATAATACTAGTTATTAGTAAAAAAGGTTAAAAAAGGTGTTATCTATTTGGATTACCAGTTTTCACCGTATAGACTATCCATTTTCTCCCAAAATTTCTTATCAATGCCAGCGAGATCGGAATACTTAGAATATTTGTTGTAAATCATAAGACCTTCTTCAGCATTTAAGATACTTTCTGCGGCATCTAACATCCCTTCAATTTTGAAGGAATGCCATCTAAAGTTTTTACGGTCTAGGTTCTCTACTGCTCTTTTGAGTCCGTTAATTCGCTCATCAAAGAGTTCACAGAATTTATCATAGTTTCGTGTCATTTTAGTTTCTCCTTGTAGTTCGTCTTACTACAATAATATATATGTCGTATAAGTATATATACTTAACTATTATAATACAAGCAATCTAAAAGAAGGTTGAGGATTTCAGGGCAGAAGAAAGACCCTTGCGAGGTATGGCAACGTGATATTAGGTATCCTTAAGGTGTGTGGTATCTATGGCAAAGTGGAGATGTCCCGTTATACGTGTCATTATGGTTAGGAGGTTGTGTAAGAAGTTCCCCATAATCCTCAACAAAGATAACTTGGTGTATTGGATATTAATGCTTTCGGTGAAAAAAAGAGGGTTAGCAGAATTTTGAGAGCATCCAGTCTTTTGTATCTGGTATCTCCTTTTTAGGTTTGGCGTCGATTGGGACGTCAATTCCCAAAACTCTCCAGAATTTGCCGTCTCTTTGTGCCTTGATTCGTGTCGGGAGTTTCCACGTATAGGCATATTCTTTAAGCGCTTCGTCTATGCTGGTGGCGTATCCCCCTAGCGCGGTCACAAATTCAATGGCTTTTTTATACGGAAATGAATCACGCGGGTGATCTAAACATATCCATTGTGATATGGGGCGGAATGATATGTCAGTGAGATAGTCTACTCGTAATGTATCGGTCTTGCCGTTCTTCCCATGATGACGGGAAAACATTACATCCTCTACCTCTATCCATTCCGGCTCACTCTGTATCATTTCCCCATCATATGCTGATGGGTCGTGTGGGGCGGGCGCGGGAAACTCATGGCCGCATTCCGGGCACGTGCGAACTGAGATCGGTAAGATACTATGACATTTTAGGCACTCTTTAGCTGGCGCTTCTCCCGTTCCATCTTTCCGGGACCGTGACTTTTTAGGTGGTTGGATATTGTCGATAGTCCCTAACCGTTCGGTGTTCCCGCCGAAGTCCAATACTAAACAATCCCTCTTCCCTTCACATACCCGCATACCACGTCCTACAGCCTGAACAAATTTAGACGGGCTTTTAGTTGCCATTAACAAAACTACCATATCAGTTTGCGGCGCATTGAATCCTTCCGTCAGGATATTGACATTGACAATACACCGGAGATTCCCAGCCTTGAACTGCTGGAGGGTAAGATCTCTTTCTTCCTGCGGACTCTCAGATGTAACAACATGATTCACTATACCCCGCGCTGTTATCTCATCGGATACATGTAGGGCGTGCTGGATAGACGTCGTGAACACCATCCATGATTTACGATCGTGCCCGTAAGCTATCATCTCGTCTACCGCTCGCCGGGTTAGGATAGTTGAGTCCGCGGCAACTTCCAAATCTTTGGTGTTATAATCTCCCGCCGTTGTTCTGACGTCTGACAAGTCAATCTTATCTACCCCGCCTTTAGATACGACCGGGCACAAATACCCGTCGTTGATTAGCCGGACGATATCAATCTCATAATATAGCGTGTCAAACAACCGACCCTCACCCTCGTATAACAGCCCGCTATCGAGTCTATACGGCGATGCAGACAGGCCCAGTATGACAATGTTAGGGTTCGTGGTTTTGAGGTCTTGTATGAGTCTGGCGTAGCTCGTTCCGTCCTCGCTATTGACCTTATGCGCCTCGTCTATGATAAGGAGGTCCACTTTTCCAAACAAAAATCCCTTAGTGGTAATGCTTTGGATACCTGCAAAGATAACCCGGTTTTTCGTGTTGCGGGATGATAACCCGGACGAATAGATCCCCGTGTCCGCTTCAGGGTAATGCCGGAGTAACTCTTGTCTATCCTGCTCTATCAACTCGTATCGGTGCGTGCATACAATGATTTTGGTATTGTCCCAGAGAGTTAGCAAGGTCTTGCAGATGTCCGCCAGTATGGCTGACTTACCCGAACCGGTCGGGGCTGAGATAATCCCCGAATACTCTTTGAGTTTGACATGGGCGAAGAATGCATCTATCGCGTCCTGCTGGTATGGTCGGAGAGTTAGCATTTAGAACCACTCCGCTAATTTGCCTTGTGCCTGTGCTTTTCTGACTCGCTCAACACCAATCTTATAAAACTCCTCGTCCTTCTCGACGCAGATGAATTTACGCCCAGTATTAATACACGCGACCGCGGTTGTATGTGATCCTGCGAACGGATCAAATATTATTTGATCTTCGGAAGAATATTCTTTTAAAATCCATTCTATTAATTCGAGTGGTTTTTGAGTAGGGTGCATCTTCAAATTATTTTTATTTAGAACAAAACCACCATTACTACAAAATCTAAATATTTTTGAAACCCTGTCAAAAGACGTCCATATATATTCAGCTTGAGAGTAATTGGTTGCGCTTTTTATTTTGTCCCACACAATAAAGCCCCTTGTAGGAGGGAGATAAAAATAATTACCTCCTGATATAACTTGGTTCTTCGAAATCCTGAATATTTCATCAAAATATTCTTTGGAAGGAACTTCGTCAATCCAATCTGAATTATTATATAATTCCTGCATTCGGTTAGGTTTGGTGCAACCTCCAATAGATAATTTATCTCCAATACCATACGGCGGATCAGTCAGCACAAGGTCAACGCATTTATCCGGCATGTCTCGCATGATATCAAGACAGTCACCAAGATAACATTTATTCAGTTCCATCTGTCACACCACTCGATATCCACTAAATAAATTACCGTGCCCTTATCAGTTATCATAACCGTCATACCTCCTTCTCCATAATAACTAATGTGCTTGTGCGCGGTCTCTCTGTCAAGATGGTTGCTCCGCAGACATCCATTCGGGTGTTTATACTCGCATCCTCGGCACTTTGATTCCAAAACTGCTATTAAGTTACACATAATTCACCTCTAATTGTTCCCGGGAAACAATCAAATCATAATCTAAATTGTTGGCTTTGTGCGCGTTGCATCTATGACACAGCGCGCAAACATTATCCCGAGTATCTTTTCCGCCTTTTGATAATGGGATGACATGATCCCGGGTCGGTCGTTCTTCCTCCGTAAACTCCTTCCCGCATTTCAGACACTTATTACCTTGAGCTTTTACGATACGTTCGAATGCTTCGTTTGTTAGTCGGTCGGTTCGTTTTGTGTTGCGTATGGCGTTTTCTCTTTTTTTCTTTTTCATACATTCACCTCTAAAAATGTGGGTTATGGTTTTAATCTTAGGTCCACATAGTCTTTAAAATCCGAACTATAAAACCCAGAGAATCCTTCAAAACCGTTTGTAACCAATACATCACCTAAGAGATATGTTACAGATGGTTCATCACCCACATTAACTCCATACACAGGTAAGGGGATTAACGCGGGATTATACAGATGGTCGGCGCAATATTTACAATCATAGTCATCATGTCCCAAAGCACAATCAAACATACCTGTTTTAAGGTTCGGCGTTGAGTGCGCACACGTCCGGCATGACACGTTAGGGATACATTTCCCGTGACAAATATCCTTAAAATCACAATATCGGCACTGATAATAATCAGGATTATCATTCAGTCGGACAGGCGGCACGGTCGCAGTCGTAACGATACGGGCCTTTTCTCTGAGTTGTTCGGTGTATGCCTTGTTAAACTTGACCCGTTCGCCGTAGATGTCGTCAGTGTCTTTCAGGACGGCGAAGTAATACGCACGATCTAACCCGGACCATAACATATACAGTTGCATCTGTGCGTAATGTTGGGGTTTGGATTTCATGACACCCGCGGTTTTCATGGCCTTGAAGTTCGCGGTGTTCATCGTCTTGACTTCGATGACGTGTTTTGTTTTCGGAGCTTCAATAAACCCCCGCCCTATTCCGTCAACACTTCCCGATAGGAACTTGTTATCTTCATCGACATAATGGAACTGTCTGCCGTTTGTATCCCGCGTCTGGATGTCGATACCGATATCAGACAAGTTCTTTAACAGTCTGTCCTCTTCCCGGTTGCCGGTCTCAAACAGCCGAAGCATACGACCATCGAACGAGGTCTTAGATTCTGCACACCATCTAAACTGATACCAAAGATATCTCAGACATGGATGTCCTATCTGGGACGCTCCTAAGTGTTTACGGGGTTGCATGACGTTCGCAGATTTAACGTAATGCTCGTAAATCTGTTTTACTGTGGGGGTCTCGGTTTCAATAAAAATATCTACCATAATAACAACCTAAAAAAAGAGGTTAGTTCCCGAATGGGAGCCCGGCTTTCTGGTCGTCTACTGGCAGTGTGTGCCCGCCGTTGATACTGTGATGTTTCCTAACCTCATTGTTAGCGGAATAGATGCCGACAGCCGGCTTAATCACAACGTCAATACACATGATTTTGTTGTGCAGTTCCTCAGTTCGTTTAATACGAAGCACGCCACACGCTTCACAGATTTCTGCAAGCCTGATGTTTGCGATCTTCATGGTTTTCACATCGTTCTCTGATGTGGTAGCCCGCCAGAGGTTGAGGGTTTCAAAGATGACGCGGTTCTTGTATTCGCCGTCTACAATGTTCCAACGGATGCTAAGATACTTGTTTCCGGGTGTTTTCGCATCTTTGATTTCGGTTGATGCAATCAGTGCTTTGTAAGTCCCTGCCGGGATAGGGTCATACGACGAGTCTTTTTCTACGGTTGTGCTGTCAAAGTTAAATTCCATGGTTTCAGTTCTCCTTGTTTGTCTTTTTTGTAGTCGTCTGCGGTTCGGTTGGATACAGGTATTTGGCAATCTCAGACCATACCATAGGTATCTCATCCGGCATTTCGTAACGGGTCTTTGCCGTGTATGCCGGGTTGCTGTGGGTAAATATCACATGCTCACCGGCCGTGGTAGCGAGGTTGCGTTTCCCGTCGTTTGTGGTATAGACCTTTACAAGTGCATACCCGACGACGTCACACCATTCAACGACCCTAAGAGATTCTGTCTTATACAAGTGGATACTCTGTTTGTCGTATTCCGGGAGGAGTGGGTCTGCCACCTTGACAACAGCCGCGTGGGCAATTAAGATAATAGTCATACCCTTATCTCGTAACAAGTCAAGGCACTTAAACCAGTTCGCCCATACTGCCGTTCGTGCCTGATACCCCGCGCCGTATGCGCCTTTACTGATATCGGTGTATCGGTTCTCAGCGCACACTTTAAGAGTGATCAATTCCTCCACGACATCAAGCGAATCAACGACGATCGTTTTAAAGTCGTGTTCCTGCGTGTAAAGAGCTTCTAAGATGTCCATACATTCCGCGTATGTTTTAGCGCGGACGTTTGGGACACTTGCGAGTGCTGGCGGGATGCCGTCCTCAAGGTTAAGCACAAAGGGTTTATTTGCCTTGCATGCAAAAGTTGTCTTTCCAACCCCTTCCCCACCATAGATACAAATCCGCGGGGGTTTAGCGAGGTTAGTTTTCAGTTCAGCCAAGTTATAAGCCATGTTTTTGTTCCTTTTTTGTTTCGTTTCGTTTGTAACAACATCTCTGCTGTTACTTGTCTATTAGATGTATAGGTATATATACTTAACCATTACCACGTTAACATATTAGTATATATACTCATACATCTAATTAATAATCATGAAGGTAGAAATAGTGTGCCCGTATTGCGGTCATGTATGGATGAGAAACACCGATACAAAAAGCAGAGCGTGTCCGAAATGTCACCGGATAGTAGTCCCAAGAATACCGCGGGATATGCTGACCTGTAACCGGTGCGGCAATGTCTGGGAGCCGAGAGCGTCCGGTAAGATACCCGGCACGTGTCCTAAATGTAAGAGCCCATACTGGAATAAGGAGCGGGTGAGGTGACAGCCTCACAATCCGAGGAATCACAGACGAACATGAAAACGGCGTATGTGTGCTATACATGCACACACGCGATACTCCCGGAAGAGTATTGGTGGAACCCTGCGCATATGGTGACGTGTGCGAGAGGGAAAACCCCCACGATCATTCAGGCGAAAAAGAAATGTAAGATGTATATACCAACACTATAAATCATATGTTGGTTTATAGATTTTAAAATAATAAAAAAAAAGAAAAATTTACTCTTTTTCAACGAATGGTATTACAATCTCAACAAAGATTTTTGTTTCTCCACGCGCCTTTGCGGAAGCTAATCTTCTGTGACCGTTGTAGAGCCGGTATTTTCCAGACTCTTCAATCGTAACATCTACCGGGGGGGCTTGGGTTGTAAGTTTCTGGTAGACTGGGACTTTCACACTCATATCCTCGGATGTGGTCTCTATATCTGAGATGTTTATTTCTGTGAGGATATGATACATGAGTTTGCTGGCTCGATTCCATGCCAGGAAGTGTTTTCCAATTAAGTGGTATGCGTCTCCACCATCATACTCTTCTGCAATGGTTGCGTTCTCCCAAAGTTCGTTTATTGTAAGATTCATTTCACTTTCCTCTACTTATAATATTGGACTCGAAAGTATATATACTTATCTATTATAACACTAGGGATAAGTGTATATACTTATAACACCAATATATTACTATGTTAATGATAACTGGCGTCGAAGAGTTTTTATGTTTTGTAGACAATAAGAGTATATCGGATATGGGGGTTTAATTATGGAAGATCAATTATCTTTACTTGGGCCCAATTTTGATTTGTTTGATGATATGGATGATGCGGAATCTACAAAAATAGTATCGTCTCGCATTCTCAAGCGTAAATCTAAAGACCGGTTTATTAACGGGATGAAAAAAGAGGAGCTTTCACAGCTTCTCGACGTCCTCCCCGAAGATGGGGAATCGTTCCATCTAATTTCAAACGGAAAATATGATTATTATACGTTTATTCCGACCATCTTAAACCACGTGGGACATATTGATGAGTTTTGGGGGTCGACGTGGACGATGAACCGCGCGAATCTAGAAGATTTGTTTAACTTATTTGATACCGGGAAAATCGACACGATGAACATTATCACCGGTTTATTTTTCAAACGCCGGGAAACATCAGTATATGCCACCCTTGTAGATGGGATGTCCCGCAGAAAACAAAAAGTAAAATCGTGCGAGAATCACGCGAAAATACTTTTGATTCGGTCAGGTGAAAAATACTATGTAGTGGAGGGGTCTGCCAACTGGACGGCGAACCCGAGGATTGAGCAGAATATGATTACTCAAAGCAAAGAATTATACAATTTTCATAAGGGCTGGATGCAGGAATATATCGGATGACGCGAAAACAGAAATATACACCTAAATGCACGTCTGCCGAAAAGGCCGTTAGAATAGCCACGATTTACCGGTTACTCCTCAGCGGAATGCGTCGGCGCGAGGTGTTACAATATGTAACAGAGAAAACCGATTGGGGGATAGAAACATCTGCCATTGACAAATACATAGCGGAAGCGACGAAAGAGATCAAGGAAGTCACCGCCGAAGAGATTGAAACCGCGCGGGGAATGGCATACAAACGACTCGACACGCTTTATTATAAATCGCTTTTAATCAACGATTATAAAACCGCACTTGCTGTCCAAAAAGAGATGAATGAACTGTTTGGACTGAAAATTATTAAACAGGAAATATCTGGGAATATGGGTGTCCAGTTTGTCGACGACGTGCCGAAAGACGCTGCCAAACCAGACCATACGGCTGACGACATAGATGTAGATGAAGGGTATTAAAGACCTCTTAACCCCTGCGTTTTATCACGCATGGAACGCTTTATTCAATCCCCTCTATACCTATTACATTTTCAAGGGCGGTAGGAACTCGGGGAAAAGCACGTTTGTATCTCGGTGTATTATCCTCCTCATGATGAAGTTCCCGGTTAACGCGCTCGTTGTCCGTAAAGTGGCGAATACCCTGTCTGAATCCGTCTATGAACAGTTGATAGACTCCATCGAATCGTTAGGCGTAAACGATTACTGGAAACGGTCTAAGAGTCCGCTGGGACTGATGTATATTCCGAGAGGGAACCGTATCATATTCAGGGGTGCAGACGATCCAGTTAAACTCAAATCCATCAAGTCTCACAAATTCCCCATTGCTATTTTATGGATTGAGGAGGTATCCGAGTTTAAAAATGAGGATGAAGTTAGCACGATCGTTAACTCCGTTATCCGGGCTGAGTTGCCGGAAGGGTTAAAATATTATATCTTTTACAGTTATAACCCGCCCCGCGCGCTTAACTCATGGGTCAATGTCAAATACAATACTTCGCTGATACCTTCTGATACCTACGTTCACCATTCGACGGTCAATGATAACCCATACCTCAGTAAACAGCTCAAAGCCACGCTCATAGAGCTTCAAGCCAAGAAACCCGATCGGTATAGATGGGAGTTCCTCGGTGAAGCTGTAGGCTCTGGAGTCATGCCGTTCGATAATCTTGTATTCCGCGAGATCACAGATGAGGAGATACGGACCTTTGATAATTATCGGTGTGGTATCGACTGGGGATATGCTAACGATGCGTTTGCGTATGTCCGCTGGCATTATGATCGAACACGCCGGAAGATATATGCAGTCGATGAACGGTATGGTGTGCGGCTCACTGACCGGTCAAACGCAGATTGGCTCAAGGCTAGGAGGTATGCGAACGACCATACGTATATCAAAGCCGATTCCGCCGAACCTAAGACGATAGACTTGTATCGGAACGATTACAACGTGACGAATATAATTGCGGCTACTAAGGGACCCGGGAGTGTAGAGACTGGGGAGAAGTGGCTGAATGATGAGATATTAGAGATCGTTATTGACGAGAGACGCACGCCGAATATCGGAAGGGAGTTTAGGACTATCGACTATGCCCGAACCAAGGACGGCACGATATTAAGCCGATTGGTGGATTTGGATAATCATTGTATTGCTGAAGGGACTCTGATTACAACCGATAAAGGACAAAGACCGATCGAAACGTTAAGTATTGGTGATTGGGTCTTAACTAGAGACGGATTTAAACGAGTATTGAAGGTATGGGATAATGGGGTTAGGGACGTTGTTTCGGTTAAATTATCTAATGGTTATTCACTGACAGCAACCCACGATCATAAACTTTTCGTTAACTTAGAAAGGTTTGTGCCGATAGATGAAATAAGTTATACCGACACGCTATATTGTTTAAATAAATCGGTCGCAGAGGATGCGCAAATCGTATCAGTGCAAGACGCCGGAAAGATGCAGGTTTATGATTTAACCGTTGAAGATTCTCATGAATATTTTGCCAATGGAATCTTAGTCCACAATTGCATCGACGCCACACGCTACGCATTCGAGGACGATATAGGCGTTGGAACTTACGAGGATTACGGGTTTATGTCCGGTGGTGGATTGATTTAAAAAAAGAGAGTTAAACCAACTCTAAAATTACTTCTTTGTTGGATAATATTGATTTTGCTTTTTGCCTAGAGCGGGGGGACGCTATACACGTCTCAAGAATACAAGAATCACATCCTATACCTATATCACTACAGACTGGGCATCTGTCCTCACCAACCATATTAAGATACATCCAAGCCATACGCTCTTGTGGTGTTGCGTCCCGGATAGTCTCGGTGCGGAACAAGACATTTTCTGAACCGAAACGTCTTATCAGACCTAACATATCCATTCGTTTTTCAATCTCGTCTCTAATTTCTTGGGAATAATGCATATCAGTTGATAACAAAAACATACACTTTTCTTCAAGTGTGATGGGTCTCCACTCCACCTTAACTTCCTTAATCCTAATTTTCAGTTCCATTTTTCCTCCAAATCAATTAAAGCACGGTTAATAAACTCTTCCACAGTGTCATAAAACGCTTCGTAACTCGCATTACTCCATCTGTCAAAATAATCTGAATCTTCAGCGCGTAACATCCACCGGTTCTTATTGCCGTCGTGCGGTTCGGTTAATGCGTAAAAGCAATACTTGTTATTAATCATGTTACTAAAATACACAGTTGATAAATCAACATCGTCTTCATAACGATACCCGTTATCCTCCATGTACTTTACTAACTTTTTCATGTCTTCTTTGTTTTGTTTCATTTCATCCCCAATTCTTGGATACTAATAATATGTTATCTAAGTATATATACTTAATCATATATATAAACTAATACCCATACAAACAATAATCATTTATAAACGTCTATATACCTAGTATATGCGCATGAGACGTCATGTGCCGGAAATATTGACATGCCAGTAGCAAAACAGCCAAAGAAAACCGAGTCCGAAGGGCTTGTATCAGGTGGAGTTCGCAACCTCCCGAAAAAAGTTACCGTGGAGACCGTAAGAGAGTGGACGAACAGCGTATATCTTGCCAAGAATATCAAAGATTTTGGCGTGCAGATTTACCCGGAACCGCCAGTAATTACCGTTACCAACGATGATAAAGGCGAGGAAGTCCCGGAATTGTCGAAAGAGATCGCGCAGAATTTTAAAGATGTTCGCGCGTGGTCGGCAATTCAGAATGTATATTCTGATGTAGGGTTCTGGGGGGCGTCTCTAAATAGTATCGGCCGCGCTCAGGTTAATGGCAAATGGACGATAACAGAGATAAGACACCTTCCGGCTGAATCGTTCACCGGATACCAGACCGGAACTATCATCAACCCACTACTACCCGGTATTACTCTCGATTCTGACGGCAAACCGCTGTTTTTCCAGACGGATTATGAAACATATCAGACGAAACTATTAACCAACGTAACCTCTATCACCGATCTCTCCACCCCGAAATATGCGGGGAAGGCAATTTGTTATCCGTTATACCGCTTGATGGCAACAATTGAGATGGTAGATACTGCATTATGCCAGCAGGTAAACCGTATTGGCGCGCCTACTATCATGCCGCAGATCGACCCGACATATACACCTAGACCTTCAGATAAGGATGTAAAAACGTGGTTTGCCGCGTTCGCTAAACGATGGGGTAAGGATAGTGCGTTTGTCATCCCCCCGTGGGCAACATTCCCCGACCTGAAAATCAGAGAGGGCACGACTGCCGCCGACCTAAAAGCCGTGCTTGTTAAGTATATCGACGATTACTTTAACCCGTTATCAGTTTTCCAGTCAGAGACATCAACCCTTGGAAGTTCAGACTCGACCCGCGGGCAGATATACGCGGATTATATCCGAAGCTTACAGGAAATGTCCGTGGAATGGCTTGAACACGAGTATAACATTATCCTCGAGATGAACGGGTATGTGAACCATTCATGTCATATCAAACTGAAACGCCCGGTCGTCGATAAATCATCAGCAATTTTAGAACAAATCAAGGTAGGTATCGCCGGCAAGAGCCTGACAAAAGCCGAGATACGCAACAACTTAACCGAACTTGAATTAGAGGATACCACCCCGGAACTTGAGCAGGCTCTGGAAAAGGAGTATCAGAACGCCGGAGGAGGGTTTAGTTTTGGAAACGTCGCTGACGTTGAGAACTTTACATCACCCGAGGAACGGATAATGTCCGATACCGAGAAGCGTATTATCGAGCTGAATAAAAAAGCAATGGACGGGATATACGGAATAATGAACTTGCCGACGGAGTAATAAACCGTGGTATCGAAACAGCAACAGACCCAGATAGATAGACTCATGCGGTTGCGTCAGACCGCTATGGCCACCATTTTTGCTCAGGCCGCACGAGAGATGTCAATGGTTGCATCTAAAGAAGCGTTGTCAGGGTTGGCAAAGACCGGATATACGGTAGCATCAGCAGAAGGCATCACAGATAAGATCATAGCGGATTATACTAGGAATATTTTAAACGGCGGCACAGACTGTATAGAGCGTGTTCTAACGCCTGTAAAGGGTGGGATGTATAAAGCCACCACCCGGCAGGTGTTCGTGCCTTGGCTGGCTGATATGAGCGTCAGAGACACATCCAACATTATCACCCTGATAGGTGATGCGGAACAGGCTGGAGTTCACCCGCGACAGATAGCCAAAGAACTTGAGGCATACTTCGAAGGCACAAAACACAACGCTATGACAGCCGCCAGAACGGAAGCATCTAAGATACGCAATGATGCCCGGTCCGCATCGTTTGAAGAGTCGGGAGTCAAGTATGTAGAGTATGTGACGGCCGGAGATGAGCTGGTAAGACCCGAACACGCGATGCGGAACGGGAAGATATATCCACATAATAGTAGTCCAATGGTGGGCGAGTTTAACTGCCGCTGTCTGCTTGTCCCGGCTGACTGGAAAGTAAACCGAAAGGGGGCCATAGTAACAAAAAGCGATGCAGAATATCTTACCAAGGAACAAGTAGGGATGGTGTCAGCATGAGCCACACGAAACGAGTTTATAATAATCCACGAAGCGGGTTCTATGTTCACCCCTACCATATGGTATGTTGTGGGAACTGTGATTCGTGTAAAGATACTTCACTCGGTAAAAAATGGAGAATGGACCGTAAAAAAGAACTACTCAACGAATTTCACGAGGTATTATGAGCCGCCTGCCCGCACTCACACCCGACCAGAAACAGACGATCGCTGAGAACTTATACCTATTCCCAGCTGATATTATGCGCATTTCCGGGATGGAAACAGCTTCCAAAGGCCAAATAATCGCCGAGCAGAAGCGGATCCGGGAGGTAGACAACACCCCTGATTCCGAGTACCTATATTATATTTTAATAAATTATATCGAAAAACACGGATTAAAGGTTATTTACTCAAACGGAGTCTTTGGATGGCTTGAATCACTCAAACCACCCAAAAAATAATCTATTTGTTACTATACTTATCCGATTTATTTCTAATACCTATTAGAAAATAAGGCGAGCCATTTCTGAACCCCGTTCGCCGAATGCGCTTTTGTATGAACGTAGATTTTTTTTAAAAATATTAAATTCTTAAATTCTAATACCCCTCGTCCGTGGGGCCGCCCACCCGGCCCGGTGAGTCCCACAGGAACACACACACTCTATTATTATATATAATAATATATATATATATAATATAATAGATATACTAGAGTAGATTGGCAAATCGCGCCCAAATTCAGCCCCGAATACTTTCTAACTTTTGATTATAAACAAATATTAAATTATAAGATTTTAATATTATTGATAGATAAGTATATATACTTATACAACATATATAGTATTGTAGTAATACAAACTACAAGGAGAAACTAAAATGAAATTCTACGAAAACTCAGAACTTGTAGCGACACTGAACAATGATGATGCAATTGAGCACTGTCTCAAATGCCCATATTGTTACCACAACGAGGATGGATCACACACATGCACTATAGGTGTTGAAGATTTTAACCTCGAAGAAAGGTTAGAATACGAAGATGACAACCAGCTTGAATGCTGGATGTCCTAACCCCATTTTTCCCGGACTGCCCAACCTGATGTGTTAGGGGGGCACGGAGATTAAAGAAATTATGATTGAGAAACAGAAAACACTTGATAATAGCCAATTGAAAACGCTTGATGATATCGCAAGTTCGTATTGTGAATTAGAGTG